CAGAAAGCAGCAAAGCGACTGGAGTGAGATCCAGTTGCAAGAGCGGTGGGGGTGACATCCTGCCGCTTTTTAATGCTTTTAACACTGAGAAGGAAATACGACAATGCTGTCGGGCAGTGCCTCCAAAGCGCGGCGGATGGTGTCCCAGTCCTTGGGTGACGGCCGCCAGCCGTCTTCGTGCTGCTCAACGAGCGACAGCGCCTGTTCCTTCAAGCTCGGCGGCTTGGAGCGGCGGTCGGTCCAGATGTCTTCGGCTAAACGAACACGGTCACTGGTTTCGTCAATGTAGAAAAGTCCTGCCCCATCAATGATCTCCATGCGGCAAGCCTCTAGCTCCTGGTCGGCGCCCCATTGAGCAGCGCGGCGAGCGATCTCTCCCTCGTAGTCCGGGCCAGTAGCTTCCATGTACCACTGTTTTATTAGCTCCGGCGGTGGGGTGACGGGATGTTGTTGTGTCATGGGTGATTAGTGGTAATGACTAGGCGGTGTGCTTTTTCAGGAACTCGACCAGCAAGCGATGCGCTTCACCGGCATCAGCAATGAACTGACCGTTGTAGTGGAAGCCTTCTTGGTCAACACGGATCACTTCTTCCGTTGATCCACGGAGGACAATGCTGCTACCCGTGTATGGGTTTACCGCCGCGACGCTGAATGGGTATTCTTCTTGGGTCATGGTTTCTAGGGAACTGTGGCCAGGGGCAGGAGGTGCAAACTCGCTGCCCCACCACTATACGATTGATCGGCAGTAGAGAGTAGGGCTACGACGCCTTGAGAGCCGATACTTCGGCTTCCAGGGTTTCGATGCGTCCGATGGCCTCTTGCAGTGCTTTGGTAAGCACGGCAGTCAATTTTTCGTAATTGACGCCAAGTGGAATATCTTCCGTGTCTTCTTCGTTTTTGGTAATGACCGACTTTGGTCCGATAGGGACAAACTCTGGAAGAATATTGACAAGTTCATCGGCTACAAAACCGATCTCGTCGCGCTGATCGTCAGTCCTAAAATATTTGCGAGGCTGAAGCAGTTTGACTGCATCAAGACCATAAGGACAATCTTCAATATTGTCTTTAATTAATCTGCTTGATGTGTCGTAAGTGAGCACCCCGGTGGAGTTATTCCATTTGACCGGATACGTCCCTGCTCCAGTTCCTATTGCAGTGGAAAGTATCACTATGCTTCCATTTTGAAATGTCACTGTGCCGTTTTGCCCGATTCTCATCCGCTCCGTCGGGCTGCTCGCTCCGTCGGCAGTAGTGGAGAACACTAGGCGGCCTGGCATGTCATTAGTGCCAGGGGTGCCGTCTACGAAAGCCTGGATACCAGCAGCGACTACATGCTTGGTTCCGTCTGAGCCTTGAAAACTGATTTGGCCAAGTTCGTCACCAGAATTGACGACTGTATTGCCACCAACTGCGCCAGATCTCTGTTTTCCGAATACGAGGATGCTGCCCCCGTCAGCGGCAACCGAGTTTGTGAGTGACAGTGACGAGGCTTGCTGCGTAGTTGCTTCTAGTTGTAACTGCGGAGTTACAGTTGATGCGAAGAAACTGCCACGCGCACTAGACGTACCAACTAGGAGGCGTCCCGATCCATCTACCCTGCAACGTTCTAGACCGCTGGTGTACGAAACAAGACTTGTGCCTGTAGCACCAAAAAATGGGGTATAAGTGGTGCCATTTGGTTCAAAGAAAATACCAGCAAGACTGCCACTAGTGCTGGTAAGCAGCACTTGCTCTGATGCAGAAGACGTGACGTGCAGGGCACGGCTAGGACTCGTAGTGCCAATCCCTACTCTGTTGTTTGTTGCATCAACAAATAGCGTGTTGGTGTCAACAGTAAGGTTGCCTGCGATGTTTGCAGTGCTATCAAAAACAGCAGCGCCAGTTACGTCAAGTGTTCCAGGAATATCGACGTTGTTGGTCCACTCAACGCCTGTACCAGCGGCATCAGTCTGCAGGAGTTGACGGGCAGCACCATCAGCCAGTTTGCTAACCGCAATTTCAGCACTGGCGTTGATATCCGCGTCAACAATTACGCCGGAACTAATTGCGGTAACGCCAGAGCTATTGACAGTTACATCGCCGCTTAGTGCAGTGGCGGTAGGAACATTGCTGGCATTACCGAGCAGCACTTGACCGGCGGTGATGTTTGCCAGCTTGCTGTGGGCGATTGCAGCGCTTGCGTTTACATCAGCATTGACGATCGTGCCATCGGCAATCATCGTGCTAGTAACGGTGCCGGTATCGCCGGTCGTCACCACAGTGCCGCTCACATTGGGCAGCGTGATTGTGCGGTCTGCTGTCGGGTCAGTAACAGCAAGGGTCGTTTCAAAACCGTCAGCCGTGCTGCCCTCAAAGGTCAGGCTGCCTGTAGTGCCGATCTCCAGATTTCCAGTAACCGTGCCACCGGCTTTGGGCAGTGCTGCATCGGCAAGGTCATAAGCTGCCTTGACTGCAGTGCTGCTAGCAATCGTGGTCGAGCTAGTGGTGCTAGTGCTGTCGCTGACTTTGCTCTGCAGACCAGCAGGTGTTACCGCACGATCAGTGTCGGAGCCGGTTTGGGTTTCGGCGTTAGTAGCCAGTTCCAGCAAACCTTGAACAGTGGTGCTGCCAATCGGGGTGGCATTGGTCCAGCTGCTGCCGTTCCAAATCTTGACGCCGTTCGGGGTCAGGCTGGTATCAAGCCAGATTTCACCGGTGCTATTGCCGCTGCTGCCGCCAGACGGGGGCGATACGTTTGGTGCGGTGGTGCCAACATGCACCGGGCCGACTTTGATGATGGTTGCACCAGTGCTGTCTTTGAAAAACAGGCCGGGGCTGGTGCTGTTCGTGTTCAGCGCAATCTGGCCATCCGCAATCGCCGTGGTGGGGCGCTTATTGGCGGTGCTGCTACGGATGTGCTTGTGTGTTGAAGCCATTCCCTTAACTCCAGGCGGACGGGATTACTTCAACAGTTTAAGGACTTCAATATTCGCCGTCGTCTAACACAACGTCGTACGTTTCAAACACGTAGGTGAAGTCGCGCCAGGCGGTGTAATAGTTGGCGCCTTGGATTTTCAGCAACACATCACCGGGCTGCCCGCCGATGGGGACATTCTCGGCGCTGTAAACAAAATTCTCTGTTCTGTGTGACATCAGTAGGTGCCATCGTCCACCACGCCGATGCTCATTGCTCCAGTGCTGTTATCCACGAGCACCTCGGTACTTTCAAGCACCACACCGATTTGGCTGGTGGTGGCAATTTGAGCCCGACCCCACAGCAGTCCCAGTGCATCCCGTACATCTGACACCGCCGTCATGTCCGGCGTGAAGTACGTTCCGTCGCACAGAATGTCGTAATCGTTAAAGGTGCCGCTAGCACCAGACACCACAGCGATCTTGGTCCAGTTGGCACCAGTGCCTTGGCTCAGAATCCAGTCGCCGACTGCCAAACTTGCTGCCGGAGCTGGTGTTGTACCAGTGCCCGCCGTAGTAACAACGAGGTAAACGCCGTTGTTCTGGTTATTTGGCGCTCCAACGGCTTGACCGACAACAAGACCGGCTTCTGTGCCGTACTCGTTGAGTGTGACGACCAAATTGGTGTTGGCGTTATACGTGCCACCAAAACGCAGGTTGAGTTGCGTCGGGCTGCCGTAACCCACCAACAGCCAATAGCCGTTAGGTGTAGGCGAAACAATGCCGACCCAGATGTACGCGGAACGGTCGGAAGGATTGACCCACCACTGTCCAGCAAACTCAGGTGTTGGCGCTGTTTCGCTGACTTGCGCAATGCCGTAATCAGCAAGTTGCGTTGCGGTAACGCTGTTTGCAGCAAGGAATCCGCTGCCAAATGTGCCAGTAGTAATCTTGCTGGCGTCAAGGCTTGGGATATCGGAAGGTTGCAGCGTGGCGCCGACTGTGGTGTGACCTTGCGCGTCAACAGTGACTTTGGTGTACGTGCCAGGTGTGACGACGTTGAGGTGATCCAGCTGGCCGCTGGCATTCATCTGTAAGCCGGTGCCAACCTTGACCGTTCCGCTTACGGATGCTGTTGCTTGTGCAACCGAGATGTTGACGGCTTGCCAAGCGCTGCCATCCCAGTAGTAAAGAATGTCGTTATCAGTATTGATGTAATACTGACCCGTGAAATAACCGCTGCCCGTAGGTGCACCAGCCTGCGTCAGAACAGTGGAATTGTTTGCAAGCTTGGAGGCTGTAACAGCATCAGCAGCCAGTTTGGTGGTGCTAACTGCGTCGGAAGCAATCTTGGCTTCTGTGACTGCAGCGTTGCTGATGGTGGCAGCAAACGTACCAGTGCCAATGCCGGTAACGTCGCCGGTCAGCTGGATGGTTTGATCGCCGGTGTTGGTGCCGCTGCTGGTGCCGCTAAACGTAGACCCGTTAGTCCAGGTGCCGGTAGCAGTGGCGAGAGTGCCAAGACCTAGTGCAGTGCGCTGAGCGGCTGCATCTGCTGCGCCGATGATTGCACGGCCAACACTTGTGCAGGGGATTTCTTCGACGTTGCCGGCGCCGGCACTGCTACGACCCAGAACAGTGTCAGTGGCGCTGACGTTTTGAATCTTGTCGTAGGTAACTGCGTCGCTGGCTAGCTCACTGGTGCCAACTTCGCCGGGAGCAATCGCATCTGCCGTGACCGAGTTGGTCGCCAGTTGATCAGCAGTGATTGCGTCGTCAGCAATCTTGGCTGTCGTTACAGCGTCATCAGCAAGGGCAGCAGTACCAAGGCCAGCCGCGTCGATCTTGCCGGTGGTGATTGAAGCGTCAGCAATTTTGCCAACAGTGATGGCACCAGTGGCAATACCAGCGGAAGGCAGCACTACTTGGGCATAACTGCCAGCGCTGTAAACCTTTAAGTTGCTGTTGGTGGTATCAAAGAAACCACGACCTTCAAAGTTATTGGTGCTGGGCTCAACGCTATCGGCGGCAATACTGCTGTCGTCTGCCAGCTTGGCGGCAGTTACTGCGTCATCATCAAGAGCAGTTGTACCAAGCTTGGTGACGCTGGCCTGATCCAGCTTGCTCAGGTCGATTGACCCAGCATCAGCAAGGGCAATCCCGGCCTCGGTCAGATCTTTGACCGTTACTTTCTTGGTCTGGCTGGCGGAAATATCCGCGATAGGCAGAACATCGGTGCCTGCAACGGACGCCTCAGGTAGCGCCGGTAGCTGGGTAATCCTGGCGTCTGACAAGGCTTAGCTCCTTAAACCAGCACATTTATGACCCATCTTAATCGTGACGCCTAGGTCAGTCCTCGGTCTCCTGTAACAGGTAATCCAGATTTTGCTCCAAGCGGATCTTGTAGTCGTTTTCCTGTAACACATATCCGCTGGGTTTACCGACTAGCAACCTGATTTCTCCTGCGCTCACAAAATTGATCGTGCATTCAATTACTGAATCGGTGTTTACCGTGACGCCGGCACTGGTAACAAGAGCACTGATTTCGTAGTAAACGCTTTGAAGCGTGCTGTCTGATTCTTGATCAGTAAGGAATAAAGCGCAATCAAACGCCGAGCCAAGTTCCACGCGTTGGATCAACTGGAGCATCAGAAGTGGCGTTTCTTCAATGCCAGTTGACTTGTAATCAAACATGCAACTGATTGTGCCGTTGCCGCTAATTAGGCCGGCGGTGTACTGCTGCTTGAATTTATCGGCAAGAACTGTTGTGTCGATTGCTTCGCGGTCAGTATTGATTTCGTAGCTAGTTACATTGCCGAGCAAATTAAAATCCGCATCGCGCACCGTAACATCAATGGCTAAAGGTGCTCCAGCAAAACTGGCGAGGGCTAATTCACTGGCGCGTTTGTTGTTTACGGCGTCAGAAAAGCTGCGGAAAAAGCGGAGGCCGCCTGCTTGGTTAACGTTGACGTACAAACTTACAGTCTTTTCGATGTCTGCCGCTTCTGGCCATGTTGCCAGAGGGAAGCACACCAAACCGCGTGCATCTTGTGTTGTGATGTCGATGCGGTCGCCGGTTAGCAGATTTTCCAGTGACCCGTCAAAACCAAGTCGGTTCAGTGTTGTATTAACGTCGTCCGGGCTAATTGAAGATGCAAAAGTACCTTGCGCACTACGACGCAATTTAATCTTGCCGTACTGACCTAGAAAGACGGTCATACAATCGTGCCACCACTCAGGAAGTCACCATCAACGGTGAACTGAATCGGCACAACAGAAAGTTCACCAGTGGCAACACTGACAGATGCTGAAGTGATGTACGCGTAAAAACTGATTTCGTCGTTGGTCGTTCCACCAACATTCAGTGTCAGCAGCACGCGGTCACTTTCGGTAATGGCGCCGGTCTTGTGGATCTTGCTCAACAGGGCGGTGAACTGGGTGTACGACGTGGATTCGCCGGATTCCAAGCGGTAATACACCAGCGTGGCGCTGCCGCTAGCGCCTTTGACGCCAGGGGTAAAAGTATTGCTAACACTGTCAATCGTGTTGGTGCTCAGCAGTTCGACAGTGGTATCCAGGGACCAATCACGGATTTTGGCGACAGGCTTACTGTTAAAAACCAGTGACCCGGTTCGCCCTGTGTAAAAGCCCATGATCAGTACCGCCGTAAGGTCATGTTAGCCAACTACACGACAGCAATCAATTTCACTTGAACCGTGCTACGTCCCGGGTACACGCTGGTGATTTGTGGGGGTCCGTCGTAACGCCAAGCCGCACCACTCGGAGCGTTGATCAGCGAACTACTGGCGCCCCAGCCGTTAAACACATTGCCAGGCAGTCCAAAGGTCAGAAATGTGCCTTGGGTTTCGTTGTAGTGCGACATAAAACCGGCAGCGTCCGTGTCGCGGATGTTTTCGAAGGTCAGATCCATCGTGGCTTCCGTGCGCAAGTTGCCGTAACGGATTCGGATTTCAGCGCCACTCAGTGCCTTGTACTGCTTAATCGGAAAATCACCAGGGGCAAAGTTCCGGGCGGATGGCGTCAGATCGGGAAAAGGCATGATTACAACCCGACGGCAGAGGCGATGGCGTTATATGGGTATTCTGTCGCAGACACCGACACCAGCCCTTCTTCGTCAAGTTCAACTTGCTCCACTAGGTAAGTGCTTGTGACGATGTTCTGTTGCGTAACAGAAAAGATGCTGTTGAACAGCGCCGAGTTTGTAGTGCGGCCACCGCTTACGGTTAGCGTTCCAGTTAGCGTTGTAGAGCTGCCGGAAATAAAGTACGTGATTGGGTAAGTTCCGTCCGGCAAATTTTGACCAGAAGTGATGACGCCAGTAGAGCCGATTGATCCGTTGGTGAAACGAGAGGCAGCTGTTTGATTGAGTGCCACCGTAATAATTGAGCCGGGGCCGATGGAGGCGTTGTCCATCGTGGTTTTGAACTTAATAGCGTGGGTTACAAATTTGCGTAAAGCAAGGATGTAGTTGCCGGCTTTGCGTGCGTGGGATTCCGATGTGCAGAATGCCGACATATCAAAGGATTCCAGCGTGTCGCCGGGATTACCCAGTACAAATGACTGTTGCTGCGGGAATTCATTAAGCAGATTGCGGCGCCAAATCATTTCAGCGCGGATTGGACGGCGCTCGCTGATATCCAAATATTCCAGTGAGAAGGATCCTTCGATGATGTTGCCGGCAGTGAACATTGCAGCCGATCCACCGCCAGGCAAAGCAGGTAACAGCGCCAGTTTGCCGTTACGCATCACAAAGTTCAGCAAGAAAAATGGCGCTGTGCTTGTGATGAAACTGCGCAGATTTGTCCGGCTTGTGATGGCTCCGTCGTAATACAACCCGTTGGCATTACACCAGGAATCAGCCTCATTGAACGAGGCAGAATCAATCATCTGCGGAGAAATGCCTTTGACGTTCTGCAGCAAATACTGCACCAAGCGTGGAAAACTATTGCTGTTAGTCGTGCCAGATTTAATCCAAAGTCGGAGTTGATCGACGCTGGTAATATTGCGATTTGATTTGATGGCAAGCAGCGCAGTGTTTACGTTGGAATAGTCGCCGAGTGGGATGCCGCCGGTTTGATTGACGTAAACGATTTGGTGTTCTGGGCCTGAATCGCAGCTATGGGTGACAGTGTTGCCGTAGTGGCTTACTTCTGCAAATGCGGCATAAATTTCAAACAAGCGCCAGCCGCGATCTTCTGGAGTTAGCGCTTTAGTGGTTGTATTTGTAATTTGAAGACGCATCCGCACTTCGACGCGGTTATCTTCGATGCTGGCTGGGAATTTTCCGTCTAGATACAGCGAATCCGTTTTCAGCTGTAGTTTGATGCCTATTGTTTGACCGTTGGAGAAGGCATTGTCTTCGATTGGCCGAGCTTCGTAAATTTCCGCAAAACGAACACGCCAGCGCAGGCTTACGTTTGTAGTGGGGTCAACATCGCGGGATTCAACGCGAAGCAAAAGTTTTACAACTCCGCGATCCGTTTTAACTTTCAGGTCCGCAGTTTTGCGTTGGTTGAGACTTATAGGTTCACCAAATAGGTCATGCAAAAATGCACGCTGTAATCGCTCTTGTTCATCAGTAACGTTGATTAACTGGCCTGTATAATCTGTATCCGTAAGACTAAATACTCCCATATTGAAGTAAGTAGCTTGGGTTGGTATTGCGTAACTTTCAGTGGCGTAAGCATTGCCCCATCCCTTTGTCTGCATAGCCCGCACTTCAAAAAGCGGGTTTAGTTCATCCAACACTTCGTTGGCGTAAATGGGTTCCCGCGTTCCACGGAAACTCAAAATACCGTCGTTGATGTATCCGGCGTTAGGGTTGAGTACCAGAAGTTCGCGAAGACCATCACGAATCGCAGCGCCAGCGATTGGCTTTAGGCGAAACTCATACTCGGCATCGGTTCCATGATTGATGCGTAGTTGAAAATGTTGATCAGTGGGTGTGCCGCCGCGTACAGCTAAAACGCCACCAACATTGCCCCAGTAAGTTTCTCCGACTTTCCGCATCTGCACGCGGAACATGGAAACGCGAGGAAAGTATTCGTTGTTATTGCCAAGGCTGAATTGGACGCCATCGTCGTCATAGCCTTGCAGTGTTTCGGGATCTGGTACGCGGTTAAAGTTAGCCAACCCGTTTATACGGCCCCATACCTGGCTTTTAATACCTATTTCTGTCAGTTGGCACCGGCGGTTGTTTCTGAAAACCGCTACTGCAGCACGACAGATTGAGTGATAAATAACACCATAATTTCTAGAGTCAGGGCGAGCGTCATCGGCAATTGCGTTGTTTGATGCAATATCACCAAGTGCGCCACCTTTTACCGGTTCCGATAAATAAACATCAACATCAGTACCACGTCGCCATAGATTGCTAGAACGGCCAGTAACAGTGATTAGTTGTGCGCCAACGATCAGCTGCTCGCCGACTTGCAGCACTTCATCGGCCGCAATGCACTCAGCATCTAAAGCGTCGTTAATGTCTTCCGTTGTGATTGTTGTGCTTTTTTCAAAGTCACTGGGTTTGCGCGGCAGGCGTGTGCCGCTAATACGAAACGTACTTCCAAACTGATCTTTGCCACCAGCAATCACACCAAGACGACGGGGATAATCGCGTCCGACTCCTGGCATTCCAGCTTGCCTGCCCGGTGTGCCGCAAATTTTTAGGCGTTGATTTCTAATGTCGCGCTCAGCTTTTTCGTCTAGATCTTCTGGATATGAGACAACCTGCCAGTTGACGCGGTAGCCAGTGCAGTTGGCGATTGGATTGGAAACACCAAATTGCGTGCTGTTTGATGGCGTCAGGCAGGCAGAAAAGCCAACGCCGCCCTCGTTGTAACCGGTGACGCGGCTGGCGTCATAACTGGGGCGAGCGTCCCAAGCGAAAATGTAATTGTCGTCGTCTTGAACAGATAGTGCGGTGTTGCCGATGAAGACGCCCGCGATGTCTGGCGCAGATAAACCAGACTCACTGATCAGATAAACCAGTTTTGCTGCTTGCTGATTGCCGAGACTGAAGG